AGCTAAGTTTAAGGACAATTCAGATGGAGTTTTTGCTATTAGTTTAGTAAGCGCTCCGGCCACAGGTGAACACTATATAGCTCTTTCAGAACAAGAGCAGATCGTAAAGCTTTCAAAGGTAGACGAAGAGCAGCGTATTTTAATGGGTTTAGTTTTACAGCCTAATCAATTAATCTACAGAAAACAAGACGATACAGAATTTAATATAGTCTTTTCAGAAGATACAATTAAAAAGCTATCACATAATTTTTTCAAATCTGGGTTTCAATTAAACTCTAAGCTTGAACACGATACACCTATTGAGGGCGTTAGTTTCGTGGAATCTTGGCTAGTGGAAAATTCAGATATAGATAAATCGGCTAACTTTGGTTTAAGCTATCCTAAAGGATCTTGGCTTGCTACAATGAAGGTTGACAATGATGAGATCTGGGATGATTATATAAAGACAGGAAAGTTAAAAGGCTTTTCTGTTGATGCGATGGTAGACTTACAAGAAGTTAATTTAAAATCCAATATAAAAATGAGTGAAGAAAAAAAGAATCTTCTTGAAAAGATGGAAATCTGGTTTACAGAAAACATCTTAAATCAAAAAGAGGTTAAAATGGGCAGCGTAACTAGCGGCGATATTACAATTATGTTTGATGGTGATAAATTAGAAGTAGGAACTTCTTTGTATATTATGGTCGAGGATGAGAAGGTATCTTTACCGGATGGTGAATATCCTACAGATTCTGGTATGATCTTAGTAAAAGATGGCCGAGTTGAAGAAATGGGTGAAAAGCTTGAAAAGTACGAAGATAAAAAAGAAGATAAAAAAGAGGACAAAAAAGAAGAAGAAAAAGTTGAAATGAAAGAGGTTCAATTTGAGGAAGTAATGAAAATGTTAATGAGCAAACAAAGCGAAGGTTTTGAGGCCAAACTTTCAGAACTAAAATCTTCTTATGATGTACAGCTTGCAACAGTAAACGCAGAACTGTTAGAGCTAAAATCTGTGAAGGCAGAGTTGGTAGAGCTAAAAGAGCAGCCAGCAAGTAAGCCAATTATAGCAAAACCAGCACAGGTAGAGTTAACCAGAAATGGTAGATTATTAGAAAAATTAAGAAAGTAATAAATAAGTTAAATTAAATAAAAAAATGGCAACAACAACAACAGTATCAAGTAACTACGCCGGAAAAGCGGCTGGTGAGATAATCGGTGCAGCTTTTCGCGAAGCAGATACACTTAGATTAAATTTAGTAACTGTAGCGGAAAACGTAAATTACAAAATGAATTTACGCAAAATCGCATACACAAATGGAACTACAGATTATTCTTGTGGATTCGTACCAGAAGGTGCGGTGACTTTGAGTGAAAAAGTTTTAGAGATCGAAAAATTAATGAACCCAATACAGGTTTGTAAAGAAGATTTCAGACAAACTTGGAGCGAGGATTCTATGGGAGCTAGTGCTTCAAATCCAAACGCGCCAGCAGATATCATGGAAGCAATTTCTATGGAGCTATTGGCTTCACAAGCTGAAAAAGTAGATACAGATATCTGGACCGGATTAGCGGCTACGGATGGAGAATTTGCTGGTCTTATCGAGCAGTTCGCAGCAGATGGAAACGTAGTAAAAGCTGGAAACGGTATTACAGCACTTGCAGCAGCTACAACAGAGGCAAACGTTGAGGCTCACTTAAAGGCAGCACTAGCGGCTGTACCAGTAGCAATTAGACGTAAAGACTTAACAGTTGCAGTTTCACCAGATGTATTTCAAGCTTACTCTTTCTACCTTATTTCAAAAGGTATTGCAAATGACGGTAACGCAGAAGCAAAACAAGTGAGATTTGGGCGTTACACAATTACAGAAGTAAACGGTTTACCAGATAACACTATTGTTGTTTTTGAACCTAAAAACGTAGTTTTTGCTACAGGTTTACAATCTGATATGAACGAGCTTTCAATGGTAGACGAAGATTCTATCGGGCTTTTAACAGGTCAAGTACGTGGGAAACTAGTATACGGTGCTGCTGTAGGTTATTACAACAGTGAAGATATCGTATGGTTGTTAACTACACAAGCATAATAATTAACCAAAACAAAGCTACCAGTTGGATAACTGACTGGTAGCTAATGTTTTATAAAATATAAACACAAATGGCGTGCGACGTAACACAGGGCAGATCTAAAGTCTGCAAAGATGGGCTGGGAGGCCAAACAGCTTTATATTTATATAATAGTATAGAAGACGCATTTACAGTGGTAGATGGTGAGGCTACAGCTATCAATGCTGGATTAACAGCGGTTTTCAAATACGAGCTAGAAGGTGACGGTAATACTTTAGAGCAATCTATGGAAGGATCAAGACTAACTGGATCAAGAGTAAATACCCAAACCTTAACAACAGTACTAAAAAAGATCGATGCTGCAACCAATGCAGAATTAAATCTTATGGTAGCTGGATATCCGCAAGCGGTTGTTGAGGATAGAAACGGAAAACTTCACGCTTTGGCACTTGATGACGGTATGGATTTCACCGCAGTTTCAAGCAGTGGTGGCGCAAAAGCTGATATGAACGGTTATACCTTAACTGGTGTAGCAACTACAGCAACACTTGCACCAATATTAGATTCTGCAACGGCAACAGCTTTTAAAGCTTTAGAGCGTGCTGCGCTCAAATTAGAACTTGACCGACAGTCTTCGGAAGTCATCGAAATCCCATGCATCATCAACGGCAAGGAAGTCTTCACAGGCGACGTGGTCGAGCAAGTCATGCC